GTCTATATATAATCCTGCAGCCATGCCACGATTCTTTTCTGCGTTGGTCGCAGCGGAAAAAGCCCCCTTCTTCAAAGCCTCCTCTCTAATTTTACCAAGTTCTGCTACATGCCTGTCGTAAGTGACTTCAAATTTTTTAAGTTTTTCTTCTCGTAATGCACCTATGTATTGCACTACCAATGGTGATAGTCTTGGATTCTGTAATTCAGATGCCTCAACACGTGCTCTTTTCTCGCTGTAGCCAGCAGCTATAGCTGCATCTGCACCTGTAGTTCTACCCTCGTTAAATACTATGTATTCAGCGAATCTTTTCTGCATTTCTGTTAATCTTTTTGGTAAACCCATGGTTGACAATTTAAGGTAACTATCCTATAAAGTCAATATGAAAGATCATCCGGAAAATGGAGAAAGAGCTGAACAAGCTACGTATGAAAATGAACAGGCCACGTCTAAACGTACTGTCACCATACCTCTTAAAGAATATGATGAAATAAAACGTGAGGAGAATTTTATTAAAAGTCAAACTCTAATTGATATTATAGATAATATCGAAAGATTGGTTAGAGCATTAAGAAAACATATTATAAGAAAATGAAAGACGATTTTAGACCCAGCGCTACACAACCTAATTCTCCTGAAGATCGTGGAGAGTTAGATTTGGAAAGAAGAATTGAAGAACTAGAAAATTCATTATCTATTGCTCTTGACACTAATGATGAATATCAGAGAGAAAATGTAGCACTAAAGAAGCGAGCACAGGAAGCAGAAGGAGAAATGACTATTGTAAAAGGAATAGGAATGAACTCACCTGAGATGAGGGAAGCTAATAAGTTAATAAAAGAATTGAGACAACGTGTTGGTGAGTTGATGGCTATTAATAAATCTCATCAAAATTTGATGGGAAAGCAAATTCAAGAGAATGACGAATTAAAAAAAGATAATAAATCTCTTGCTAAGCAGATAGATGACTATTTTAATGCACGTTTGAATAAAACACGTGAGAGTGGATTGTAGTGTTAGTTAAAGATCTTCAACAATTTTTAGGAAGTTTTACTGATAAGCTTAAAGGTAATGCTGTTAGTCATGCTAGAATTTTTGTTGAGAAGAATGGTTATCTTGAAGAGATTAAAAGAATGGAAGTTCAAGAGCATACGTTGATAGGTCAACCAGGAATGAGACTGGTTTTGAAAACCCACAATGAAAAGAAATTACACTTGGATGATAAATTAATTAAACCGTATTAGGAGGAAAAATGGAAATAACTGTAGAGCAAAGAAAACAATTGTTAGAATACTTGTCGAAGAGACCGTACAATGAAGTGTTCACTTTAGTTGCTATGTTAGTATCTTTAAAGCCAAAAACAAATGGCAAAGAGAAAGACAAAGTTACCTCTAAAAATTAGTGGGTGAAGAGCAGAAGTTATATAAAAAACTTAAAGAATTTACACCACAAATTATCTGGAATAGGATTGAAAACCTTAGTCTTCCTGGCATGCCTGATCTATTGGGCTATAATACTTCTGGCGTCTTTTTCACAGTTGAACTAAAAGTAACGAAGGGTAGAAAAATCCGATTTTCACCACACCAAATTGCATGGCATGCGCAACATTCAAAGAATAGTTTTATCTTGGTCCAGGCCCTTGGTCCCCGGGCCGTGAATCGTTATCAAATGTTTTCTGGATCACGCATCACGGAGCTTGTCGCTTGCGGCTTGGAGCTTGAAGCTTGCTGCTTGGGGCTTGAAGCTTGCCGCTTGCGGCTTGAATCTCTTGGTGCTTGACGCTTGGAGCTTGAAGCTTGTCGCTTCATCTCCTCAAATTCTTTCAGCCATTCAGGTGTTAGGAAGTTCTTAATTCTAGCCATTAGTGTTTACCATATGATACATGTTTAATATTTTTATTCCAGCAATTTCTACATTCTTTGCACTTTCCGCCCTGAGATGGTGCCGGGCAGCTGGCGTCCTTTGTTACCACGCTCGATGTGTGAGTCCAGGCCGTGGATCTTGGTCCGTCGATCTTGGAGCTGGATAATCTTATAACTAAATTGTCCGGGACGCTTGACCCTTCCAGCGGGAGGTACTTGCGCTCCTGTGTTGGCAGCCAGTGTTGTGTGTCAGGTGTTTGTCTGCATACTTCAAAAATTTTGCGCAAGTGATCAGAGCTCTGCAGGTCTCCGGCGTCATGCCATCTAAACCATTTCTGTCTTTTAATTTGTGCAACCATAGCCGTGACCCATGAGTCATGCTTCAGGCTGTCTAACCTGTAGTACTGTGCTTTTTTAATTGCTGGATATCTTACATAGTTTCCTTTGAGTGCATAGCATCCATGGCAAGGTGTGCCAGGGACCAATCGCAGCTTGGCGCCTGTTTGGCATTCCCAGGCCGGCAGGCTGTAGCTCAGGCCCGGCATTTTTTTTGTACGGGTCATTGAGCCCGTAATTTTGATTGCTTCTTTTACTAACATATATCTTTCTAGTTGCGGCTGTGCTTTCAGCTTGACCTGGTAAAGCACCGATAAGCCACGTTTATTTTATATCATTTAATTGTGTCTTTTTTAAGGCGCTTGGAGCTTGGAGCTTGGAGCTTGGAGCTTGGAGCTTGAGGCTTGAGGCTTTTAAAAAACTTTTCACAGCTGCGCACGTACGCCGGGCTTAGAGCCCGGCGGTCGTGTATAAAGTAATTTAATAAATTACTATGTTTACTTCTTATTCTTTTCACGTGGTTCCATGTCTTTTTTAACAAGGCGCAATATTTCTTCTATTGCATCCGCTATTCTTTTTAATTGTGTTGTATCCATATTATTCCTTTCTAATTGTATCCTATATTATCCCTGTTCATTGTCAAGCTTGAAGCTTGCAGCTTATTAAAATTTGGGCCTTCAACCAGGAGTTGTGCTACATTGGCGGACCACTCATTCTAGCTTTATGGCCATGTCGCACGTACATTGCAACCAATGTTATAGTGGTTTATATTCCACAGCTAACAACACCTGATCCCAGATCCATCGCACTACAGGTTTCGTCTCCTGCAAGTTTATGCACAATGGATCAGGGATCAGTCCTGACTTCGTGATCACTGATCCCAGATCTAAGCCAGAGCCATTGAAATAGTCTAGAACTAGTTGTCTTGGACTACACTTAGATCAGGGATCAGTCCGGCGCGGTTTCCAAGTATTTCTACCATCGCTACTTATCCGGTTTCCTTGATCGCTCTGATCCCATGACTAGACCTTTAGTGAATTCGAAATTCTGCTAGAGGGTTAATAGTCATTATTCCTATATAATCCTATTGACAAGTAATGTCAAGTAATATATAAATTTATTTATGCAAACAAACAGAAAGGCAAAAATGAGTAGAATAAGACTAAACCAAGAGTATAGAAATAAAGTTGCAAATCGTATGCGAGTACACTTGGAACAAGAGAACACACAAGAAAAACAAAAGTATGATGAACTCAAAGCAGATCAAATTGAGTTAAATGACAAGGCATGGGATTTGGCAGAAACTATTGTCAGAAAACATTATACTCCAAGTGATGTTGAAAAAGCATACTATCTTCAAAATAAATTTGAGAATGTTGAAACTATCGCAAAAGATAGTTGTTTTCATTTTCATTATTTAGGTCAAGTAGAAGATAGAGATTATGACAATAAACCTATAATGAAAGAAGATACCATTGAAGAACATTTTGACTTTCGTTTAGGTGGTGCTTTTGAGGGGGATAATAGTAATTTTTCTTCAAGAAATAGTGCTTATGGATATGCTTTATATCGTGATGAACTAAAAGCACAAGATAATTGCAATCCAGATATTTTGATTGAACAAGAGGGCAAAGACAACAACCCACATAAGACAAAATATACTGACAACAATGACAAGTATCTTGGTAATGAAGATAGTGGCTATGGCAAACAATGGAACGAGAAATATCAATTAGATTTAATTGGTAGAGAATATTGTAGAGATCGTTCTATCGCTTGTAATCAAGAACAATTCATGATGTTGAAACAATGGAAACAAGCAAAAGGTCAATTTGTTATGGCACATAGAAATTGGATTAAATCTGTATTAGACCAGATGAAAGAAATTAAAATTGGTCTTAAAGGTTATAAATATTTAGACGAGGCAATAGAATTATCTACTGAACTTGGTTTAAATATTTCAGACGCAGAAATAATCAGAACTAACTCAACAGGACTTGTTATCTATAATCCTAAAAATCTAGCGGATAGGATTAAAGGAATGAAGAACAAAAATGTGAGTAGAGAGGATAAGATAAAAGCTAGATTATTATATGAGAATAATAATGCAGAAAGTGTAAATTAACACTTGACCTATGGGATAATCTGTAGTAGGATTATCCCATAACAGAAAGGCAGAAATGACAAAACAAATAAAATACTTTAGTTGGTTTATGAAATCACGAAATAAATTTGCTACTTGTAGAGGAGTTGATGAACATGAGTATTATGATGAATGGTCAGGCAAATTTAAAACTTTTGTTTCAAGACAATGGACAGACCTTAAAGGTTTTCCATGCTATAACTTTTGGGATATTGATAGTGAACACCCAAGAACAGCAGTTAATTATTCTGTGAGGAAAGCATGACATCAATAATGCAATTAATTTTATTTACGTTAGGTTTATTACTATTTGGCTTTGGATTATTTGTTGGAGTATATCCTGAGGGCGATCAAACAGTTGGACTATTACTTATGTGGGGTGGACTTGCTCAAACAATTTATAGTATAGGAGTTGGCGATGACAAATTATAATTGGTGTCATGGTCCGAGTTGCCATGAACAACAAACACAATCAAGGATTCGTGGCTCAGGTACAAATAAAGTTTTAAGAACTATTAAGATAAAAGTTAATAGTCATAATCAGTATGGCAATAATATCTTTAACTATTTTTGTAATACTAGATGTCTTTATGATTATTTAAGAGAACATGCTCAGGCTATCGCTAACATTGCGCCACGGTCCAAGGCTCTTGAAACACCGATCAAAGTTGAGAAAACAAAGTATGAGAGTTATAGATATGATTACAATGGTAATTATGAAGATAGACCACAACGCGTGCCATATCAAGCAACAAGAACTACAATCAAATCAGTTGACAATGACAATGGATAATGTAGGATAAGGATATGAAAACAAATACAGATAAACATTTTATTCCTATTCGAAAAGATCAGATAGAGGAGATTGAAAAGGAATTGAGAACAGAAGAAAGACGTAATAGATTTAATGGTGAGTCTGTTATGCTAACTAAACAAGAAGCGGCTATCCATGATAAGATATTTATTGATGAGATAGCGGCAACAATAGAGGACAAGACACTAGGCACAGGCGCGTCTAAACATTGGCAGAAAATGCGCAAGGGTTTGGATTGGTTCATTAAGAACAATGCCAAAGCTTACATGGTCTTATTAGATTAATCATCAACCTACAGCATGGGCGAGCAATCGCCCCTGCTTTCCCCCCTTCAATAGAGGTACCAGACCCAATCCCAAACTAGATTAGATTAAGACCCCCTTATATACCTTTATATAAAAGGGGTCCCACACGAATAGGTTGTAATGCTTAATAAAGGCTGTCATTGACAAAAATTTCATTTCCTCCTATAAAGTAGGGGAACATATGAAAGAAAATAATACTTATACAAGAGTTAAAATTTTAGAAGATGGGACTCCGGTTAGGTTAGAGAATAAATTTAAAAAAAGTAGTTACATCAAAAAAAATAAAATAAAAAAATATATTTCAAAAATTGATGGCAAATATTTTTATCCAAAAGACTATTATAAAAAATATTACACATATACCCCTGTAAAAAAAGGACCTTACTTTTCTTCTGGCAAGAAGAAAAAAATGTATATGGAAAATGGAGAATATATTTATATAGAACCCCCTAAGTCCTGTACCATAATCCGTCATCCTGAACCCATTAATCGGAGTCCCTCTATCCATCCTCCGGCTCCCATAGCCAAGAATTATTACTGGAGAAACATGGAAATAGTTAAACAGAAACAGAAAGACAGAAGAGTGGCTTTTAATAAAACACTTCCTCCTCTTAATCTTACTTGTAAGTATTGTAGTAAAAATTTTAGTTTACCTGGAATGAATAAAAAGGGGCATAAGCAACATATCGTTGCTTATTGTAGTTCAAAATGTGCCTATAGATTTTCCCGTTGGAGAAACTTAAAAGTACCCAAGTGGTTGTTTAATTTTTATTTAGACAAAAAATTATTTCAATTGGTTGCAGGAAACAAGCAACGTAAGCATTGGAATCTTTCTAGGTTTACATGTAGCAGGTTTCCTATTGATAAATATTATAAAAAATTTAAAAAATTGTTTATTTCTAATTGTGGTCATAACCCTGAAAT